TGCAACGGCACCCGTAGTAGCTGCAGTAGTAGCGGCTGTACCTGCACCTAATGCTTGAGCAGTTAGACCAGCAGCTTGTGGAGCTAATGCTCCCATACCTGCGTTCTGTGCGGCTAACATAGCAGCCTGTGATCCAGCACCTGAAGCAGCACCAGTACCAACAGCAGCTGCCATACCTTCTGCAGCAGCTGTACCTGCACCTAATGCACCACTAACACCAGAAGCAGTTGCCTCAATACCCTTACCAAGAGCCATACTTGTCAATTGTTGATCAACAGGATCAGGTGTAGACATTGCTGGTGGGGGTGCTTGCTCGTTAGATGGTTGGATTGAAGCAGACATAGGGCCACCAACACTACCGAAATTATTTTTATCTTCTTTGGTCCATGCCCAAGGATCTCTGACCATAATTATTTACCTCCGCTGGCACCAGCTTGTTGTCTAGCGGGGTTACCATAAATAGTTGAAGCGTATCTTTGAAGACCTTGGTAAGGTGCATCAATAATTTGCTGATCAATAGATCTTTGTTGACCACCTAAGTTAGATAAACCAGAAGCACCACTAGAAGCTAGATCACCAGCAGCACCAACAGAGCCACCAAGAGCTTGTTCGGCGGCTAACCTATTTTGAAACATCTTGTTCTCGTAGTCAGCATCTACTTGGGCTAATGCCCCTACAGTTTCTGCGTTCTGAGCACCTTGCATAACGGCTTGACGAGCAGAACCTAAAGTACCTGCTTGACCAAAGTTAGTATTAATCCCAGACACTCTCTTTTGAGCATCAGATACAATACCAGCCTTTTGAGCTGCTAATACTTCTGCGCTAGGAGTGGTAGCTAAGCCTGTTAGTCTTTGTTGTTGTTCTTGTAGAGCAGATAAACCACCAGTAGTAGCTTGCTCAATACCTTCAGCGCCGGTAGTAAATGCTTTATTTTGTAAGTCAGATACCCCAGATACATTATCAAGAGCACCTGAACCGTATAGCTTTTCAGCCTCTGCTCCTACATTTTCAATGGAAGGTCTCATCCATTCAGGTATATTTTCAGTTGGCGCTGTAGGGCCACCACCACCACCATAACGCTTACTAACCTCTAATTTTTTAAATGACATTTAAATCTCCTTGAATTTCTTTTCTCATAACATGATACACTACCTGAAACCCAGGGATTACCTTTGGTAGTATTCTTGACCAGCCTTTTCTACCCCATTGCTCAACAGCTTTACAACCATTGTCTTTGGCAAATTGTTCTACAACATAATATTGTTCTGCCCACTCATTCCAGTCAACACCTGAGCAGGCAATGATATGTAGTGTTTTGTGATTAGAATACTGAATGAACTGAGTTAACCCAGTCCCTTTTAATTTATTATCATCATCCATAAATGCCCATAGTTGTGCATCATAACACAATATCTTACGCATATAGTCAGTAAGAGTAGATTCACCCACTCCATGATCCAATGATTCTTTCAGCATTGGGCCTAAAGTAGGCCAGTACTCTAATGCCTGTTCAGGCTTTACTAGTGTTGTTTTCATTCTGGTTTAATTGGCCATATAATATTTTCTGGGAAGTTTTCTTGCTGAGGAACATCCCTAAGCGCCTGCCTATAATCTTTCCACTCTTGATAGGAGTAGCTACTTAATCGTTCTTTAGCAGAGAGTGTGTCCGTCCAATCAGATCTTGATAGTAATAAATCTCTTTTTTCTTTACTATCTAGAGCTAAGAGATCAACATCTATTTTTATAGATTTAGTACTATAATCAAAATAAAAGTACTTATTAGACCTACTAGGTATTTCAACAGGTGTGTTATCTGAGGTATCAATATAATACTTGTCGTAAGGTAGGTTACCTAATATAATTTTAAAACCTTCTCTTATGCCCTGATTATAAAAATCAGTTTCTGAACAAAAATTATTTGCTATAATTTCCCCAGTAACTTCATTATATATACTATACTCAATCATCGTTTAGCTCCTAACGCAAAAAGAGAGGTGGAGCTGGTTGTTCCCCCGCCGTAGCTAACTCGATCTACCGTATAAACAAAGGTACCTACTCCAGGATTATCAACTCCAGTAATAGTAATGGGTATTATAGGGTTAATACCACCACTTGATGCTGAGTAACCCTGTACAACAACTACTCCATCTCTCCTAATAACTGGTCCAAAGCCGGAAATTTGTTGACCATAAAAAGTAGCTATTAAAGCCACAGGTGCCGTGTAAGCTAATGTTATTGTTACCGTTGCACCAAAACCAGAAGCAGAACTACCTCTTGGTATAGTAACTTGGTCTTCTCCAATACGTAAAGTATCAATTTGAGCAACCCCTATCTTGGCAGTTGTAATTGCGGCATCAACTATTTTAGCATTATCAACAGAGAGATTGGCTATCTTAGCATTAGTGATTGCTGCATCTTGTATCTTAGCATTAGTAATAGTTGCATCTTGTATTTTAGCATTAGTAATAGCTGCATCTGCAATATAAGTAGATCCTAAGGGAGTTCCAGCAGAGAAAATAGTAGTACCATTAGCATCCTTAACTGCTATCCCACGGGTATCAATTTGATCTGCCGTAATATACTCAATGTTAGCATTACGTATGTATACACCTGGATCAACTGTAATAGTTTCACCCGATGCTGTTGTAATATTTTGGCTAGTCGTATAAACAATAAAAGGTACTGATGGGTTAATACTTGGGCCAGCAGGAGAAGCAATGGCAAATCTATCTGCTCTTACTTGAAAGTCACTTACAGGTGTCGAGTTGTTAGCCGTACTTGCTAAACCAAAACCAGAGACATAACCGTTGTTATCAATCTTAACAGTGTATTTTCCAAACAATTCTCCAGTTTCAGTAGACCTAGTGCTAGACTCTGTTTGAATAGCTACTGTATTACTATTACTTATCGATTGTAGAGTTGTAATGCTACTAGCTAGAGCTGTATCAGAATTTGATCTAGTTGTTTGTTCCACTACTATAGCTGCTGCATTATTATCTACTCCAGTAACTAGAGTTGTAATGCTACTAGCTAGAGCTGTATCAGCATTTGATCTAGTTGTTTGTTCTACTACTATAGCTGCTGCATTATCATCTACTGAAGTAACTAGAGTAGAAATACTAGTAGCTAAAGCTGTATCAGCATTTGATCTAGCTGTTTGTTCTACTACTATAGCTGCTACATTATCATCTACTCCAGTAACTAGAGTTGTAATGCTACTAGCTAGAGCTGTATCAGCATTTGATCTAGCTGTTTGTTCTACTACTATAGCTGCTACATTATCATCTACTGCAGTTGTTAATAATGTTATAGATTCAGCTAAAGATTCGTCTTCTGTTTGTCTTATTGTTTGTTCTTCTTCTATTGCTGCTCCTCTAGCATTAGCTTCTGCTGATATAGCTGCTAACCTAGCATTAGCTTCCTCGAGTAGCCTGTAGCTAACTGATGCAACAACAGTAGCATCCGCGTCAATTAAGTCAATACGGCTCCCAAGGCTTGCGAACAGCTGGCTTTCAGTAATATTGTTTTCAAGTATATCTAATATTTTTCCTACAGTGCCAGGAGTATTAACAATATCTTCACCCTCAACCTTAATATTATCTAAATCTATAGCAGAATTGTTATCATCAAAAATATACTTAGGATCATTGTTTGGCCTTAATATTGAAACAATAATTTCAATTTTACGACCACCTAATAATTTATACCACAGCTTATAATCATTACCAAAACCATCTGTTTTAAACCAAGTATAGTTAGCTGATTTGTCAGATTCGGTTAGCGAAGAAAAATTATATAAACCATAATATGATTTATTAACTTGACTATTAGATAAGTTTAAACCAACATTATTATCTGCAAACTTAAGATGTAAATATCTATATAAAAATGAAAAGGATCCATCATCATTATAAACAATGTTGTCTTCTAAATTACCCCCTCCTATCCCATTTATAGTCATATTATAAAGGAATGAATCTAAATCTTCATTACCTGTTAATGGTGGTGTTAAACTCATATTATCTCCTATCAGCGGGTGCTACGTCAATACCTATCAAGGCTAATCTCCAATAGCTAGCGCTACTAATTTTGTAATTTAATAATCTACCAGTAGTTCTCGGATTAACTTTATATCCTTGACTAGAATCATCATTGGGTAAAAACTCTAAAGTATCCCTACCCGAAACATTTGACCAGTCAGCATTAGACACATAGTTGTTTTGACCAGTAACTGTAATACTTATTGAGGCATCTACAGGTACGTTGTCAAACACAGGGGTTATACCGCTAATATATACACTACCTAAAGTATCCCCTGAATTTAACTTTTCCCTTGCTATATAAGAATCATAAGGGACTAAATCAGAACCACTCCACATTTCATAACCGGTATCTGCTTGTAGTACTTTATAGTTACCAAGCAACATATGCAGTCTATTGTCAGAGTAAGAAAACAAATTAGACTCATTAATAGGAGCCTCAAACATAGATACTACATTAGGTAATTCTCTAATTGACCATGTGTTATTTCTATATTGGTAGATTAGAGCTTCATTGCAGAGAGAAGAGGAACCCTTAGGATAACATACCCATATTTCGTCATTCCTAGCATTTCTTTTTACAAACACTTTATCTGAGTGATCTCTATTAAGGTTGCTAAAGAAGTAATCTCTCATCCTCATATCGGCAACTGATTGTATCCCACCACTTCCTGAATGAGTGTAGATATCATTCTTATCTACCACAAAATGCTTACCATCAAATTCGGCAAAACAATTAGTATTTAAGATTCCGTATCCAATAGCATAAGGTTGAACCCTACTTATACCTGTATTAATTGAGAGAACGTGTATGTTATCCGAAGAATATATATACATATTACCACGTAATTCTCCCATATCTAAGATAGGGCTAGAGCAGTTAATCTCTAATTCATCTGCTGTATCTGTTGTAGTTCCGGGTTCCCATGTGCTAGGGAATTGACCAGTGACTGCCTGAACAGATATTCTAATAGTTGAAGGAGCGTTAACAATAGTACCATTATCATTTATAGTTAAATTAGCAGCAACTAAAGAATAGCCTAAAGGTTTAATTACCCTAGCTGTTACTTCTAATCCTCCAAAATAGTTCCACCCTGGAATTTCCGCAAAGGTATTACTATAGTTAAGGTCACCATAAAGCATATACTTAGGTGTTGTTCTTCCATTGTTAATTACAACTGCATATCCGCCGTTAAAATAAGTTGATTGCCAAACGCTATCATCATAATCTACTCCAGAACCTAATACAATAACACTTGATTGGTTCTTAGCAGAGTCAACTCTAATTGCATTACCATCTTTTAAATATATATTGTACCCTTGGTCTGGTCTATTCCAATGGAAACCATAGTCAGCTTGGAAGCTATTTAAAGTATTACTTACAATTTCACCAGTAATTGTTTCTACTGATTCATTATCGAATCTAATATTAAGCCCATCGCTAAATGCGTTATCAGGAAGTAATACTGCAGGTAAGTCTTTAATAATACCTCCCCTCCCTAACTCCATGATTTGTTTAGTTGGCATAACTACTCCTTATTTATTTATACGTTCTCTTTTACAAACATTTTAACTAAGGCACCAACGATATCTGAACGGACAACATCATTAACTGTAAATTGAATTACTGGAATCTCAATATTATTCTTTTCACACAATTTAGTAAACTTAGTGATACCATTACCATTACTTACATCTGATTGAGACGCATCACCAGATAAAATCATTTTAGAATTCTCACCTAATCGAGTAGTAATAGCTTTGATTTCATCAAATGTTAAGTTCTGAGCCTCATCTATGATTACTAAAGAGTTTTCAAAGGATCTACCTCTAATAGTCTCTAATGGTTGCATTTGAATTGCCTTCTTACTTACTAAATAATCATATTTAGTTTTACCAAATCTCTTTTCTAATACAAAAGTAATAGGTAATAACCAAGGAGCTAGTTTTTCTTCAACAGTCCCTGGAAATGCACCTAATGATCTTCCAGTAGGTACATTAGCCCTACTTAATATAATATAATCATAACCACCTTTTAAAAACATTTGAACTACTTTACTAGCAGAGCAAAATGTTTTACCAGTTCCAGCTGGCCCTAACGCTACTGTGATTTCAAATTCACTAATAGCATCTAATAGCATTTGTTGGTTAAGAGTTTTAGGTTGGAAATGAAAAGACTTGTCTTCTCTTACCATGCGTTCATTGCGTTGTTTGTCGTTTCTTTTCAAGATATTCCCTATTAGGTACCGCCTCAGGCTACGATGCCAGACTTGTATTGTGTTCTACCGGACTCTTTTACTGCTGTTAACTCTTGACCTTTTAGATCATGTATGTTAAAAGCTATATGCACCCAACCGCTGTCGGGTACTCCAGACCTATAGAACTCTAGTATCAACTGGGTAAACTTAAAGTTATCTCTTATGTATAGTGCTAGTTCTTGGTTATCCATTCCGGGGATTTCGATGTCAGCTGCATAACCAAAGCAATGATGGCTTGTTTTGCTGCCACCTACTTTTGAGTTAACCTCTGGACTACGATACCCGCTTGAGATAATTACTGGGCCAAACTTGTCTCTCAATGGTTGTAATATATTATCAACTAACTCTTGAAGATTAGCTGTTACTGTTGCATCAGGTGTGTTATCAACACATAATCTAATTGCTAGATCTGATTTTGTTAATTCTTCTAAACTAAAATTCTTACTTAGTTTCATTAGATGTTATCAACCTTTCTAGGTTTAGTTAAATCAATACAGTCAGTTTGAAAAGCGCTGACCATTACTTCTTCTTTAAATCTTATAGTTAACTGTTCATTTTGTAATATACATGCTTGTAGCTCAGTTGAAACAACACCTTGACTAAACATACAAACACCATTAGTTAAACAATAAAATACTATGGGTAAAAACATTGTGTTAATCCTTTTTAACGCTCAGTTTATTGCTGACTATTTGCTTGACCATACCACGCATACCATAAATGACTACTACCATACCGATAATAATATACTGATACCATTCAGGCATCTTTTGAATTACTTCAAAGCCAGCTAGGGAATACTTATCCATTCCCGGAATAAAAGCCATAACCATTGGGGCTAGAAATATTATTAATACTAGTTCATCTTTCCAGCTCTTACCCATTTGTTCCATGGCAATTCTATCTAAATCAAAGTCTTGTTGTTGTCCTGAGTTTGCTGCATGAATAGCTGCAATTGCTTTAGCTTTTTTAATATCAGACTCAGCTGTGATTTCAACTAACTTAGCCTCACCCTTTGCTTTGGTTTCTTCTTGTTTACCTTTAAGCCAAGTTCCCCCAATTTCAATTAGACTTCCTAAAATTGGAATCATTATATATTTCCTTTATTAACAATAACCCAGATAAGACCAATGATAACAGCTACACCAGTTAATACACTGATAGTAATAAGAATACCGTTGATCCATGCCCAGATTTTTTCTTTACGTTTGAGAGCAACTAAAGCAATTGCTCTAGCATCTGCTTCACGTTTACGTTTAGCATCTGATTGAAATTGCAACCAGTCATCCCATAATCCAGGACGACCTTGGTAGATAAATAGTTCTTTTAATTGAGCTTCGTTTTGTTTAATTGTTTCAAGAGCAAAGAAAGCTTCTGAATCAGAACCTGACTTATTAGCTTTCTTTGATATCTCTGCTTTTGAATCAAAGAATTTGAACAGGTGTTGTCCTGCAGCTATGATGTCACCACCATTAGCAATTGTTTCTTTGATTACCCCAAAGGCTGCGTTGGCAATAGCAAGTTCAGCAATCATTACTTTATCCTATATTCACTGATCATAAAAGAGAAAGCGGTGACAACACCTGCAATCCATAACAAAGGTTTGGCTACTGAAGCTAACCACCCTAAGACAGTAAAGGCTCCTTGGGCTGCATTAAAAGCCGCAACAACCTCATCACTATCTTGGGACAGTTTATCTACTTTAGCTTCCACCTCTATTAGGCGCTCGTATATTTCTTTATGTGTTACATCTTCATTGTTCATTTTCAACTATATTTGCTGTAGGTGTTTCCAACTCCTGCTTTAGAAGCTGCATAAAAGCATCCCTACCTACTCGCAATTGATCTAGTTGAAACATAGTTGAGCCAATCTTGCGGTCGAGATCGGTAACATGGTTTACTAACATCACTTGTTTTTCAGATAGATCGTCTACGTTGTGTTCAATATCGTCGATTGTGATGATTTGGGGTTGTTTGTTTGCCATTATCATTTTCCTTTATGTTAAGCTACAGCTTGTAGCGGGGTTAAATCTTCCGTTGTCCAGTAATCCTTGGCCAGCATACCGACCAGATGCTCTTGGTTGCGTGCCAATGTGTCTGCCTCTTCGTCGGTCAAGGCAGGCTTTGCTTTCAGAGCGTTAATCAGGTTCACACTGTCCATAGCTGCGGAGTAGTGCTTTGCGATTTGCTCAGGGGTGTTTTCAATAATCATGGTATTTCCTTTTAAGGGTGGGTTAAAACATAAGCGTCAAATTTTGCATTCAGTTCCTGCAAGGCTTTTACTAAAACAGGAATCAACGCGGTATCAACCATGCGCAGTTTGTCTGCATCTTCGTTATCCACGATGACAGGGTTAGCACCTTCCAGCGCCAGCACGTCTTGGGCTTTAAAGCCGTAACGCACCCCGCCATTGGTTTCTTCAGAGTCCCGTGCAGTGCGGAACTGATACGCCGTGGGCTGCAACGCTTTAACAAACTCAAGTCCGTGGGGAACGGGTGCAAAGTTGGTCTTGTCGCGAGCGTCTGATACTACTGTCCATGCCACTTGGATGTAGGCGTTGGTTACACCCGTCGAACCCATGCAAAACCTGTTGTTTTCGGTCGTTGGGTTGAAGACTGGGACGTAGGAGCCTCCTGAATTAAGCGGATTGATTGCCGTGTTTCCGCTGCCCGTGGTGTTACTGAGGAGTGCGGCTTGCCCGCTGGCTGTGTTGTAGTTGCCCGTGGTGTTGTTCTGGAGTGCGGCCTCCCCGTTGGCTGTGTTGTTGACGCCTGTAGTGTTGTTGGCGAGTGCGCTCACCCCACTGGCTGTGTTGTAGTTGCCAGTGGTGTTGTTCAGGAGTGCGCTCAAACCGGTAGCTGTGTTGTGGTAGCCAGTGGTGTTGCTGCCGAGTGCGTTAAGCCCGTTGGCCGTGTTGCTGTAGCCTGTGGTGTTGTTGCCGAGTGCGCCCCGGCCGCTGGCTGTGTTGTTGACGCCCGTGGTGTTGTTGGCGAGTGCGCTCACCCCACTGGCTGTGTTGTTGTAGCCTGTGGTGTTGTCCTGAAGTGCGCTAGCCCCGCTGGCGGTGTTGTTGCTGCCTGTGTTGTTGGAATACAAGGCGCTATCGCCAAGAGCCGTATTAGATGACCCTGTTGTTGTATATCGCAACGCAACTTGCCCAACTGCCGTGTTGCTTGTTCCTGTCGTATTGGCATACAGAGCAGCTTGACCGATAGCAATATGGTTATATCCGGTTGTATTTGAGTACAAAGCAGCCTGTCCAACGGCAACAAAACTTGTGCCCGTTGTATTGGAGTAAGCCGCCTGATAACCCACAGCAGTGTTGTTATTGGCGTTGTTATTTCTTAACGCTTCCGTACCAATTGCAACTATTGAATAGCCAGTTGTGTTGGTGTAAAGCGAACGCCACCCAGCCGCTACGTTTGCGCCAAAGCTAGTGGTGGTGGAGTACCCCGCCTGAAAACCGAGGTAGCTATTATCGCCAGAGGTTGTTCCACTATACCCAGCCTGATAACCCACTGCTGTGTTGTTGCTGGCGGTGTTTACAGTCAAAGCATCGTTTCCTAGAGCTACATTACTAGTTCCAGATGTTACAGTTGCTAACGCATTAGAACCAACAGCAGTATTAACCCCAGAGGTGTTTAACTCTAAAGCATCTTTACCTACGGCTGTAGAACCATCTCCTGTAGTAGCACTTAAAGAATTATATCCAACAGCAGTATTGGCTGTTCCGGTTTGATTAGCATCTAAAGCATTTGAACCCACCGCTACGTTTAAACTACCAGTCGTATTGTTATACCCAGCCTGATAACCCACTGCTGTGTTGTTGGAGGCGGTGGTGTTGGAGTAGAGGGCGTGTCTTCCCTGAGCTACGTTATATGAGCCGGTGGTATTTGAGTAAAGCGCCTCAGTTCCAGAAGCTGCGTTGTAAGCGCCTGTGGTATTTGTATAAAGCGCTCTAAATCCAAATGCTGCGCTGCCATCTCCAGTCGTATTACTATACCCAGCCTGATACCCGCTAGCCGTGTTGTTGCTGCCCGTGGTGTTGTAGTAGAGTGCGTTCAACCCGCTGGCTGTGTTGTAGTTGCCAGTGGTGTTGGAGAAGAGTGCACGGTATCCAACAGCGACAATCCCTCCCACAGTCGTATTGCTATACCCAGCCTGATAACCAACAGCGGTGTTGTTTGAGGCTGTGGTGTTGTAGTAGAGTGCGCTCAAACCGGTAGCTGTGTTGTAGTTGCCCGTGGTGTTGGCTTGGAGTGCTTGATACCCGCTGGCTGTGTTGTTGCCGCCTGTAGTGTTGCTGTAGAGTGCTTGATACCCGCTGGCTGTGTTTTCAGTGCCCGTGGTATTGCTAAAGAGTGCTTGAAACCCGCTAGCGGTATTCTGAACGCCAGTGGTGTTGGTGTTCAGAGCACCTGAACCCAATGCCGTGTTAGACGCTACGGCCCCAGCACCTTTGCCCACTGTTAAGCCTGACAGGGTTGCGTCGGCTGTGGAGGAGATAGCTCCGGTTACTGCCAACGCCCCAGAGTTCACAGCAGCCAGCGTAGAGGTTCCTGATGCCGACAGCGTGGTAAATGCACCTGTGGATGGTGTAGAAACCCCCACGCTAGTTCCGTCTACAGCGCCGCCGTTAATGTCTGCCGTTGCGGCAACTAGGCTAGCTACAGTTAGCGCGTTGATCTGGTCTACTGCCTCAACTACGTTTGTCCCATCACAGCGCAGCACCATGGACTTGCCATTAGGTACAGAGATTCCCGTACCCGCAGAGGTCTTA